CACTGCCTCCCCGAAGTGGTATAGGTAAGTGGTGTTGTGGGCGGTCAGCGAGAATGACATGCGGCCTCCCTCTCAGCGAGCAGGAAGGCGGCCATCCGCAGATCCGCTTCGGTGTCGATGTCGAAGCCCTCCGTCGAATCGATTTCAAAGAGCAGTGGAGTCGTTCCGTGGAAGTAACAGTTCTGCGCCATCGCCATTCTGGTCTGGATGAAGATCGCGCCGTCCTGAAACTTGAGTGGTTCGAGCTCGCCCGCAAGCTGGTGCCGTGGGCTGCGTGGATCGTGATTGAGCGGCCGGCCGCGGAACCATGCGTGTCGCTGCACCGGGCCCACCGAGACCAGGGAGTCTGCGTCGGTCTCGTCACTCTCGAAGACCTCGACGGCCCGGGCGTAGGTGGATGGCAGGACCAGTGGGTTTGTTGGGTGCGCCCAGCACACCGTCTCCGACAGACTGACGTCGGAGAGACGACCCATCATGTCGCCGATCATCTCGTTCGCCGAGCACCTGGTTTCATCACAGTGGTAGTCGTCGCGCTTGACCGCGATCGCACCGTGCCGCTCAGCCTCGGCCAGGATCTCGTCCCCGTCTGATCCGACGTAGACCTCCCTGAACGCCTCTGAATCAAGGAGACGCTCCACGGCCCAGCCCACCAGCGTCGTGCCCGCAAACGTCCGCAGTGCCTTCCGTGGCACCCGGCTGCTTCCTGCACGCGCGACGACGACGGCGATTGCGCTCATGTCGCCACCTCCTCCGACAGAGGTGACCGATGCACGGTCACGCCGGCGGCGCCGCACAGCGTCAAGGCACTGTCCCATGACCTTCGCTCACGGACCCATCGATGCTCGTTGAACCGCTTGTGGTCCCGGCCGGCGAAGTCGGCGGAGCCGATCATGTCGACGCCGAAGACTGCGATCGTGGTCGCGCCGAGGTGCACGGCGAGGACCAGGGCCGCAGGGGCGGACCACTGATCCCAGCCGCTCTGGGGAGCGCTGACCGAGTCGCGGAGCTGCTCCCATGTGATCCAGTCCCGATTTGCGTGCACCGCCGGATAGCTCTCTTTGATCCGGTGCATTGATGGGGACATGGTCGAGACGTGCGGACGTCCGACGACTGGTTCATCGGCGTCAAGTGAGTGCCGCAGGATGGTTTGGTCGTCGCCGATACTCCACCAGTCGCAGGCGTGCCGACATGCCGCGCCGTTGACTCCGATGACGAGATCACCGCGCCGCGCGTCATCGAACGCGCAGAGCGAAGGACCGCAGCTCAGGAGGGAGACAAGCATGCAAACGGACCGAGGTGCGTGTCCGCGCCTCGGTCCGTGGAGGAGAGTGAATCAGGGAAGGTTGATCTTGACCAGGCAGGTCGTCGCCGAGGTGGTCGTCAATTCAACGCACCGCCCCGCGCGAACGTTGCCGGTCGCGGTGTGCTCGATCTGGTTGCTTGCGTCGTCCCAGTACACCAGCTGGCCGACGGCAAAGTCGGTGCTGGCGCCAGTCGCCTTCGGCAATTCAAACACGCCCTCGATGAGGAGGACGCCAGTAGCGGAGGCGGCGTAGGTGTCCAGCCAGACACCAATGAAGCCCGTGGCTCCAGTGGCGAGGGCATAGACGTCCCCGCCGGTGGCTCCGCCGGTGGGGACAACGCGATTGATGCGCTGGCCCTCGTGTCGGTAATCGTTCATCTGCGAATCCTTTCGGTTGTAGTCGGTGAATCAGTGTTGGGCGGCGCGCCTCGCGGCGCCCGCCCACGCATCTGCTGTAGTGCTTAGGCGCCGGAAGAACGGACCATGCCGCGGTGATCGATGGCCTTGGCGGCGACGTGGTGTCGGGCCTTGACCTTCACGGTGTCGGTGTCAAAGTCCTCTTCCTCTTCGACGACCAGCCCCTCTTCGCCTTCGAGGAACGACAGCTCCACGGTGTCCATGTCGTTGTACGACGCGAACCCGTAGTAGACGACCGCACTCGTCGCATCCAGACGAGCGCTCGACACGACCTCGAGGCCCTTGAAGGGGTTGATGGTCGCGTTGCTCTTGCCCGGGTCGACGTCACTGGCGACAAGCTGCCGAAGCCCGGTCTCCAGTGCCGCAGGACAGACGATGACCGCGAGATCGAGATCCAGCGGATTGGACGAATCGCCGCCCAGTGGAGTCTGCTTCCGCAGTGCCGCACGCATGGCGCCAAGAGCGGTGACGCTCGGGACGCCGGTGGTGAGGTTGGCGTGTCCAGTCGCGAACAGGTTCACCGTGTCCGACATCGCGGCGTTGGCGGTCAGGATGGCGTAGGCGACGGTCTCCTCGAGCCTGACACCAGCGCGACCCATCGCCGTCGGAATGCGGTCGAACGCACCGAGGTCGTCATTGATGAGCATTTCGCGAGTGAATGACAACCCCTTGCCGTACTTTGCCAAGCGGTAGGTCTCGCTTGATTCGCTCACGGTGCCGTACTTGTACTCCTCGCCCGGCTCCATGCTTTCGAGGGTGGGGGCCTCACCGAGCTGCACACGACTGATCGACTTGAAATCTGGAGCCGTGGCGCGACGGGCCCACCGATCCCAGGTCCGCGGAGCGGTCGCGTAGGCCGCGCGAATCGACTTCCCCATTGCGTCCGCCAAAATAAGCGGGAAGTCGCCGGTGGCGTGTGACAGAGCCACACCGTGAAGTTCGGTGAAGCGGCGGAACTTGCTCCGGTTGAGCAGCACGCTGGCCACTTCATTGCGCGAGAGCGTGGCGGCCTTGTGGCATCCGAGCTGCACGAGGTATTCACGGCCCATCTCGACCATCCCGCGACCGCTGAAGCGGCTGGCCAGCTCGTGGGCCGGCCGGGTCTCTGGGCGACCGTCTGCGCTGAGCACGATCTGGCCGCCAAGCGAGACGTTCTCGGCGTCGGTGAACCGATGCAGGGTGTGCCCGCCTCGGGCCCGGAGCAGCAGAGCGTCACTGACAGCCTGGGTGAGGGCAGCGCCCTTCTCGTTGCGACCGACGTTGACCCGAGTTCCGGCGGTGGAGCCGAGTGCGATCGGGTCGCGGGTCGCGCCGGTGGCTCGCTTGCGCGCGAGCGCGATCTGGCGTGCTTGCGCGACGGTCTTCCCGGTGATGGCCATCTCGGTCGCGAAGTCGCCGCCGAGACCGGCCAGCTGCGCGATCTCGTTGAGCTCAGTGAGCCCGGCCAACGAGATGGTGGTGCCACCTGCCGGGGCGGCGGATGCCGACACGGGCGCAGCAGCGGCGCCGCTGTCGATGGTGGTGGTGGCGGCGCTGAGCGCCGCAGTCTGCTCCGGAGTGAGCGTGGCGACGAATGCATTGACTGCCTCGTCGGACGCGCCCTCGGGGAGCCCGATTGTCCGCAGATATGAGATCTGCTCAGAAGTGAACATGACAACTCCTTGGGGCATTGCTGCCCCGGTCGAGGGCGCCAACGCGGCACCCGGGTGTTCTGTGGTGGTGGTGGCGGCGCTGAGCATCCCCTCGGGGTTGCCAGCAGGCTCGCCGACCCAGTCGACTGCGCGAAGCGTCCCGATCCGCAGGACGCGACCAGACTCGACGTCTGCCTGGGCGAGCGTGGCATCAGGCGAGTAGATCGAGACACCCGCCCAGGCGGAGGCATCCTCCGCCAACCCGAGGATGAACTCCCGCAGATTTCCGGTGGGGGAGTGCGCTGCATACGCGCCGAGCGTGAAGTCGGCGACGACACGGTCGCCGACGATGCGAGCGTTCGACCACGCGCCAACGACGCGGTCGAGTTCGTCCTCGCCTGTCAGTTCAACGTGGGTCACGCGGGAGCGGACGGGGGACATTGGATTGTTGATCGCGTCTGCAATCTGCTGCAGCGCAACCGCATCAACCATGAATGGCGGGGTGCCGCCGCCACTGGTCTTGGTCAATCCGGCCGTGAGGACGGCCACGTTGCGGATCACCCCAGCGGCACGATCGACCTGGAGGTCAGCGGCGCCGCTACATGCTCGCAATCGGATCGCGTGCACTGATGGGATTCCGGCGTTGATGTGGATTGCTGTGTTCATGGCATCGTTCCGGGCAGGCCGAGGGATCGCTCGAACTGGATCTCCGCGGCTCGCTCTCGTGCGATCTCGCGGTAGTCCTCTCCGCGTCGTGCAAGCACGCGGGCCCTCGTGGTCAGGCCGGCATCGAGCTCGAGCGTGGTGGCGTCGGCCTCGTTCTTTGGATCGATCCACGCCCAGCCATCTGGTCGCCAGTCCGCGTAGGACCAGACCGACCACCGGTCGAGCAGGTTCGCAGCGCTGATTGGCAGCGCGAAGTTCCACGCCTGGATCTTCAGCCACGCCTCGTAGACCGGCCGGCAGAGACAGTCGATGACGAGCTGCTGGAGCGGCTCGTACTCGCGCTGGTCCTCGAGCATGCCCTGTCTCTGGCTCGAGTAGGTGCCCTGCGAGAAGTCGCGCATCACCTGCTCGTATGAGATCCCGGTGCCTGCGGCGATCACGCGAGCCTGCGTGCGCTGGAAGGGCTCGTACATGCCGCCCGGGCGGGTCGGCGTGAAGGCGGTGATATCCTCTCCCTCGTTGAGCCGCGCCACCATGAGCGGCTGCATGGCCAGCTCGTCGTTCCCGTCGGTGTCCTTGCGAGTTGCGCCGCCGTCCTCATCGACCGGCTGAGCCATCCCAAGGAGGTTCGGGGTCGTTGTCGGGCTCTTGATGACCATGCCGATACAAGCCTCTGCCTTCGCGGCGAGGACCTGGGCAAAGTCGTAGTCGTCGAGGTTGCGCAATCGCCCGAGGGACGGCGCGAAGCGGGTCACGCCGCGGGTCTGGCGGGCACGCTCTGGGTCCGCGACATGGCAAACGCGGTCCGCCATGATCCGGACGCTGTCGTTGCCGGTGACGCGCAAGCCACTCTGCCGGCCCCGGAAGTCGTGGGGATTCTGCGGGTGAATCCAGTAGGCGACCGCGGCCCCATACTGGTCGACCTCGACGCCGCCACGAACGTCGCGGGTGATGTCGTCGTCGTGGTGGGTGATCCTGTAGCGATCGAGCTGCTCGCTCTCGACGAGCTGGAGCACAAGTCGCTTGGACCAGTCGGGCTGAGTCACCTCCGACATGACGACGAAGGCGTCACCGGCTTCGATCATCTCGCCCACCGCCCAGCGCTGCACCTGCGCGAAGGAGCGGCGGCGCTCCATGTCGCAGAGCTCGCGCCGCGACGACCAATCCCAGAACGCTCGGCCGACCTGTGTGTCGTACAGCTCGCTGCCGCCGATTGCCAGGGTCGCCGGGTAGCAGCCGATCCCCTTGCCGACGACGTTGCGCACGAATGCTCGCTTGATCGACGCGCCGAGGCAGTCGTCGCGGGTGGCTGCTCGGGCCCGCTCGACCAGAGTCGAGAGGTCTGGCAGGATCGCGCTGTCAGCACTCGACGGCTTGGTTCGCCAGTCCCTGTTGGTGCGGTTCTTTTCGGCGCTGCGGTAGGTCGACAGCGCGACGCGCCGCATCTTCAGGGCGTCGCGGCGGAGCTGCGTCTCCTCGAGGAGCAGTTGCTGCTGCGCTCGCTTCACTTGGGCTGCGAGCGTGAGCGTGACGGGCTTGGCCTTCCGCTGGGCCATCAGCGCGCACCCCGGAAGGTGCCACCTGAGAACATCCGGCGAGTGCCGGAGCTGACGCGGCGCTCATAGGCGGAGATGGCGGTCTCCAGCGTGGAGATGTTGTGGGACGTGTAGGTCCGGCCGTTCACGGAGTAGGACTGCGCCTCGCCAAGGACGATGGCGTGGAACGCCGTTCGAAGGCCGTCGAGGATCTCTTGGTCCGTGGGGACTGGCACATTGCGATCGTGCCGTGACCGTGATGTGAATCAATGACCTCGTTACCCGCTGCGGGTAACGACTTGCATTTTCACACGGTGCCGCTCACCGCACTCGAAGGCATTTGAATCGGTGGTTGCAAGCGTCGCAGCGGTAGTAGCGAGTGCGCCCCTTGGTCGAGTAGCCGACTGTCTGTGGCGCGTGACACCGCGGGCACGGCGGCCGACGGATCGGGCCCATGTATCTCAGCACGGTCGGGGGCTCCGCTACCGGCGCTGCCAGCCGCCGCTCACCTTCTTCCGTGGCTGGGATGCGGGACGCCCTTGATGGCTCTTCCGCGCCACCACCTGCGCGCCCTGGCTCCGTGGTGTGACCCGGACTCCGAGCGCGCCTGCCGCGACGGCTGCCAGCATCGTCGCATCGCCCCAGTGATTCGCTTTCGAGCGGGCTTCCCATCGCACCACCATTCCTTTCCGAGGATTGAACTCCTCGATTCGAGATTCTGCCGTGAGGTGCCGGGCAAACGGCATGAGTTGCCGTTGCTCGCCGGCGAAGAGTGACAGGGAGCCCTCCTGGCCTGGTGGAGTACGGATGCGATCGTGCACCCATCCCTTCCACTGGTCGACGTTCACCTCGACCAGCAGGACTCCACTGGCCTTGAGTTTCGCCAAATGCCACCCGTCGCCGATCTGGACGACCACTGCGCCTGTCGTCTTCGGCGCGTGGTAGCCGCGGCCCGAGGTGCCGCCGCTGCCGCTGTCGTACTGCCCCACACCCACGCCTTTCGCGGCGCGAAACATCGGGCCCTGCTCGGTCGCGAACTGGTACACGGCGTCAGGCCACGATCCGGAGTCGATGAATGAGAGCGCAGGACTGCGACGCTTGCCGCTGGTGTCGGTTGCCCAGCCGGCGGCGCAGAGATCGCCGAACTCTCGCATGCCGAGCATCAGTGCCGCCTCGATGGTCATGGCGTTCGAGGGAATTTCGATCTGCCCAAAGTCGACGATGTGGGTGCGGCCGGCAGGAGAGCAGGCCATCACGGTCCAGTGGGCGAGCCACTTGCCCAGGTCGATCCCGGCGGTGAGCACCGTCGCCCATGAGGGGATGATTCCACGCGGCTCAGATGACACGCGGGCGAGAATGTCGGTCGCCCGCATGTCGGACTCGCCCTGATTCTCCGGCTTGAACGCACGGCACCACACGAACTGGCAAAGCTTCCGCTCCTCGTTTTCCCGGTTTGGGTGCCGCGCGGCAAGCCACTCCTCACGGGCTGCTTCGGCGACTGGCACCAGGCAGTTGTTGGCCGCGTTCCAGCGGAACCCAAGGGTCGTCGTCCTCTTCGGCGTGCCGGCAATGTTGCCGCTCTCGTCGATCTCCTGACCGGCGTGGATCAGGACACCGGCGCGGTTGGCGGCGATCCGCTGGGCCTCGGTCCAGATCACTCCGCAGCCCGGGCAGGCGATCGCGCCGGACTCGATCGCGGAGACCTCGTCCTCTGCATCCTGCCATCCCACGAGGTGCTCGCGCTCGGGACAGACGAGTTGCTGGCACGCGGGGCATGGGATCGCGATGCGGCTTGCGGTTCCGGCCTGGTACTCCTGCCACGCGAGACCTTCCTCAGTCGTGACGGTGCACTCGATGTAGCTGCGGCCCAGCGCGTGAGACGCGCGGAGACGGGCCTTCAGCTGCGCCAATTTGTTCGCCTCACGGCTTTTGGCAGAGGAAAACTCGAAGCCCTCGGCCTCGGTGACAACCAGCGCTGCCGCGGTGAAGGACGCGCGCCCCTTGTCGTTTGAACCCGCCGTCATGAATCGCAGCACGGCGCCGTTGAGGAAGTCGACTCGGCTCTCAACCGATCCTCCGCGTGTGCCCTCGCCGCTTGACGGCAGGAATTCCCGGTATCGGGTCGCTTCGATTGCTGGCAGGATCCGGTCTCGCCACAGATCGTTGACCAACGCCAGATCCGGCACCCCCGCGACCACCGTTTGACCGCGCTCGAACAAATGCCATAGCAGCGGGATCGCGAACGCCACGGTCGTCTTTCCCGACTGGCTCGGCCCGATCACCACGAACTCGCGGTATCCGCTGTGCGCGATCGCCTCGAGGAGCAGCCGGTGTGCTGGCTGTCTTTCCAGACGGTACTTCGCCGCGCCGTAGACCGGCGTCGACGCCGGCAGCACGAACTCCTCCTCGGCCCACTGGGGCATCGGGCGGTAGATCGCCGGCTTCATCGCGCGGCGCAGCATCGCTCTCGCCCAGGTCCCCGGTGAGGTCCCCATCTGTGGCGTGATCGGTGTGGTGGGTCTCAATTGTTCGCTCGGTCTCTTCGAGGATCTCCGCCAGGATCTCCGCTGCGTGCGGGCCGACCTCGTTGGTCATCCGCTCCATGCCGTTTGCCAGCACGCCGCCGATGTGGTTCAGCGCCGTCCTGACCCGGTCCGCCCGCACCAGATGGCCCTGCGACTCCGCGAGGGCCAGCTCCGCCTGCAGCGCCTTGGCCCTGACGTGCCGCTCCTCCCAGTCGTCGAGCCTGGACGCGTCGAGCCACTTCGACTGCTCCCGAGCGATCCGCGACCTCCAGACATCGGCGACGACTTCCGGGGAGTACCCAGTCCGTTGTCCGCGCGGCCCGATCTGCACGAGGGCGTCGTCGCACTCGCGGGTGTACCGCTGGAATTGCCGCTCTCCAAGACCGCAGGCTGTGCTTGCCTGGGCAAGCGTTAGAAACGGCTGCTGCATGGGTCAGGACGACGACACGCTTGCAATCGTGGTGCGTGTGTGAGAATTGTGCGACTCCACGCACCGCATGCAAAGGGATCGGCTAGGAGGGACCCACGAACTTCGGCCTGCTGTCGGCTCGGCGGCGGTGTTCATGTCTTCGATGCCTTCGCTTTCATCTCACGCTCGAGCCGCGCGATGAACGCGGCCTGAGCCCGCTCGGTGAGTCGTGCTGCGGCCCTGTCTGGTTGGTTGATGCGGCTGGCGACGGCGCCCACGGTGACGCCCTCGACTTTTGTGATCGGCAACGGTGTCCTTCCGGCCCTCTGAAAGACGTGCGATTTAGGTGCTTTGAATCCGCGGGCCCACGGCGGGATGAAGGTGGGTCCGGCCTCAATCGACGCCACGAAGCTGCGAGGCACGCTTTGTCTTTGTGACCCGGGCAGCAAACCGCCGACGCCGAAGGTGACGCCCCGACCACTCCTGATCTTGCCCGCGCTGGTCAGTCCACCGGAGCGCGCGAACTGCCCTCGATCGGTCCGAGCTGGTGCGGTGACGGAGTATTCCGGCCGCATGTGTCTCGGACGGATGAAGCCTGAGCCCTTCATTCGGCCAAGCCCGAGGAAACGGAGGCGACCGACCTGCCCCGTCTTGTCGGCGTTGCGCCACTTGATGCGGGCGCGGATGTACTTCAGCTTGACCGGCAGCGCATCGCGAATCTCACGGGCCGAGCGGCCAGCCTCTGACTGGCCCTCGCGGTTGATGGACTGCTGCAATAACGACAGCACCCGCGGCTCGGCAAGAGTCGTTGCGGCAGCTGTGGCAGCGGCGATTCCCTGGACGTCGATTCCAAGAGTGATCGACGCGTGTTGCGCCACCGTGCTGGTGCGTGAGGTGAAGCGACTCACGCCGTCCTCGCAATGTCGGTGTTCCAAGGTCGCACTCTGATCTTGCGCGTGGTGACGGCGATTCCAACCACCTGCGAGAGGTCCCCTGAGCCGAGGTCTGCGTCCGGGACCAGATTTCCGGCCGTGAGGCCGCGGCCTCCGAAGTACACATCGCCGACGACCATGACATCACCGGCAGACAGCGTGACATCGCCTGAGGTCGCGACTGATACTGGGCATCCTTCTTGCGCGGGGTGAAGGGTGATGCCGAGCACAGTTGTCACCACACCGATTGCGCGGCAGTCGCTCGAGAAGGCGCGGCCGTCGGGGCCGAGACCTACGACCAGACCGCCTGTGTTGAAGTCCTCGCCAGCCAGCGGCCGCGGCATGTTGCTGGGAGCCGCGGTTGCAGCGTCAAGCAGCACCGCGTCTGATGTGACGACTACTGCGGTCATGGTGTGTCATCCTCATTGTGTCTCGCCTGGGCCACGCGTTCATCCCACGCGCCCACGCTGACCGCCGCCGCGATCATGATCTGCTCGATCTCTGCCGGCGTGATGTCTTCAGGCCGCTCGATGCGGCGACCGCTCGCTGCCAGCGATTCCGCCAACTTGATGCCAGCAAACACGAGGCCTGCGATTGTCATCGGGTCCACGTGAGACTCCTAGACCGCGCGCCTGCGGCCTCAATGCGTGCTCTGTCCTGTGTCGCCAGCTCGGCCAGCGCGATCCAGAGTGTCGTCATCGCCTGGTCGAATGCTGGTCCGCCGTCAGGCAGGGACGCCGCAGCCACGTCCAGCGAGGACTGAGCGGTGCGGACAATGGGGTCGATGGCGATGAGTTGCTCGTCGGTGACCGCTTTCCATTCGTGCATGTCGAGAATGGTCTGTCGGGTGACGGTCACCACGTCCTGTGCCGCAGCCCACTCTTGCGTCGGCGACGCCTTCGACGACGCGCAGCCCGCGGCGAAAACGAGCACAAGAACCGCAAGGACCTTCATGGCGTTGGCTCCTTGGGTGGCTCAGATCGGATGCCGGACTGCTGCGACGAAACGTCGGCGTCGCGCGACAAGAACCCGATGCCGGCAACGATCAGCATGACCGCGACCATGCCCCAATTGGGGGAGTCGCTCAACGCCTGCTCGACGCCGATTGCCAGCGCCACAGCGCCGAATGCGGTCGTCTTGCCGGACCGGATGTAGGCAATCAGGTGGCGGTTCATCGACTGTCCTCACGCGGCCGGAAGAGTGATCGGTCCTCGAGGATCGACACGCGGGATTCGACCTCGCCAACGCGGCGATCGTTGGCCTGGCGATACTCGCCGGTCGATCTCAGCAGCGATTCGTGCTGGATCTTCCGCTCGTTCATCGACTCCATGAAATATCGGAGAGTCGTGTCGATGGAACCGAGCTGCCGATGCACGCTGGTCATCCACACTGCGGCACTCACGACCGTGGCGAGCACCGCTCCGCCGCCGATCGTGCTGATCCACGCCAGCGCGGCGCTTGCCTTCGGCTCCGCTGCGTGCGTTGGTGTCATCTCAGCCGCCGCCCTTGCCGGGCGACACCACCGGGCCGCTGGGAAGACCGAGAATCCGAGGCATTGGCGGACATGTCTGGCCGGGGATTGCGCACGCGAACTCACACGTCCCCCCGCCGATCACGGTCACCCGCACCCAGCAGACTGACCCCTGCCCGCACGTGTCGATTGCCGCTTGCCGGCACTGGTTGATCGGGCTGTTGGGGTCGGTTTGGGCGCGAGTCGCGCCCTCGGCGATGGTGCCCGCGTACAGGTCGCGGCCACGGTCCGACCAGTCGCCCTCGACGCGGACTTTCTCGCCGTGGTCTGACTCCAGCATGACCCACCACGCCTCTTCCCCGAGGTGTTGCGCGACAATAGACAGGGGCGGAAACTGGTCCCCAATGTCCGGCGACCTTGTGCTCAAATCCGTGGCAGACACGGCGATTGCAAGTGTGACGACCAGTGTGAGCATGAGGCGCCTCCGTGCGCGGTTGAGGTTCCGTGAGTGCAGTACTTGGCAGCTCCGTCCCGGCATCATGCCGGGCATTCGCCATATTTTGTGCTTGGTGGTTGCGACAAACCCACTTCCTCCCATCTTTGCCTATTGAGCACATACGCGGGCTGCCGCGATGGGAAGTGCTCCAGCACTCCCGCAGCAGCGAGTCGGTTGAGGACGTGCGAGATGCCCGCCCGAGAGCGCCGGTTGGTGGCTTGCATGATCTCCGCCTGTGTCGGCGCGGTCCCGTTTTCTCGCTTGAAGCGGAGGAAAAAATCAACCACTACCTGGTCGTTTGGGTGGAGGCGTTGGTGCATGATGTTGAATCCGTTCACCTTGACGTGTCCCCGACTGCCTGGTGGGCGAGCCACCACAGCCCCAGGCCGATCGCGTCGGCGACGTCCGCGCCTGGATCCTGCCTCGGGTCGTATGTGGGGGACGTCGCGACCGCCAGAGCGACCCGTTGCCGCTGTGGCCGACCACGCGTCCAGGTGCGTTCATCGACGCACGTAACGCACACATCTGGCCTCGCCCGGAGGGTCTGCAGCACGGCGCCGACTGCTACTCCGTAGATCGCGAGATGGCCGGTGGCTCCTCGCTCAGATCCCTTTCCGCGTAGTCCACTGGGCACCTCGAGGACAGCGTGCTGCGGCGCACACTCGACGAGCAGGGCCGCGACCTCCCCTGTGATTGCTTCGACGCGGTCGAGGTAGTGGTCGCGTGTGCGTCCGGGTGTGATGCGACCGATCTCCGCGATGTGACCGTCTCGCCATATGGCGTAGCCGGTGCAGGTCGAGGAGGGGTCGATCGCGAGCAGGTCAGCCACAGTGGGCGTGGTTGTTGTCATTGTTCATCGTTGGTGTTTGTGGTCCGATGAAAAGCGGAGCCGACTCCTGAATCCGTCGCAGCGACATTGCCGCATACCCAGGGTTCAGTTCGATTCCGACGTACTTGCGGTTGAGATTCGATGCGACGAGTCCCGTCGTCCCAGCGCCACTGAACGGGTCGATCACGGTCCCGCCCGTAGGGCATCCGGCGAGAATGCAGAGCCTCGCCAGCTTGGGCGGCATCGTGGCAAAGTGCGCCTCGTTGCACGGTTGCGAGGCGATAGTCCAAACGGAGCGGCGGTTGCGTCGGCCGTTCGACGTGTAATCGTCGTTGCTCTTGGTCCGGTGTTGTGGGTTGGTACTGTCGTTGTACTTTTTGCCGCCGATCGGGTTTACCCTTCGTCCGGGCCTCTTGTTGGGACGCTGACCCGGTGGTGTGTCCTCTGGCCGTCCCCACTGATTGCACGCAGCCGTGTCTGGAGTGACAGCCTTTTCGGAGATCGCCTTTGCGTCGAAGTAGTACCGATTCGACTTTGCAAACAGAAAGACGTACTCGTGTCCCTTCGTGCATCGGTCCGTCACTGACTCCGGCATCGGGCTCGGCTTGTGCCAGATGATGTCCTGTCGCAGCCACCATCCGTCGGCCTGCAGGGCGAACGCGACAAGCCACGGAATGCCGACCAGATCCTTCGCCTTGCGTGTAATTGGCGGCCGACGTGGCTCGCGGTCACCGCCTCGCGCGCCACCAGCGGAGGCGTATGAATCCCCGAGGTTCAACCAGAGCGTGCCGTCGTTTCGCAGCACGCGGCGCACCTCGCGGAACACATCGACCATTCCAGCGACGTACTGCTCTGGCGTGGATTCCAGCCCGATCTGGGAGTCAACTCGGACCGCACCGCACGGGCAGTCTTTAGCACTTGGGGTTCCGCTTCCTGCGTTGGTCGCTTGTTTTCTCGATACCGGGGACGCGAAACGACCGCCCCGCTGTTCCGGGGAATGGTTGCACGCTTCGTCGCCACCTTCCCACGTTGCGGTCCCGTAGTCGCGCAGCTTCCAATACGGCGGCGACGTGACGCAGCACTGCACAGACTCGGCGTCGAGCGAGCGCAGAACCTCGCGGCAATCGCCGACGATGATGCGGAGCGGGGCTGGCGCGGTCATGGCGTGCCGCCAATCATCATCTGCTCGTGCTTCACGGTGCCGCATGGCGAGACGCAGGACGGAGTCATGGTGCCACCTGATGCGACCATTGCAACCGCGCGTTTCGTCGTTCCTCGAATGGCATGCGTGTCGTGTCGTGCCGCCCGTCGAGCCAGTGGTCGCCCTCCTCGACGCACTCAGCGCAGACCACGTGACCGCAGCCGAAGCACGTGTTGTCCAACCGCGCCACTCGCTCGCGGCATCGGACGCAGCGGCGGTTGTGATTGATCGCGGTCATGCCGCACCTCGCTGTTCTGTCTCGTGTCGCCACGCGTCAGCGAGGTCCACGATCGCGAGTCGCAGCAAGCGCGACTTGGCCATATCCGCGACCTCCAGGAGCCGCCGCTGGAACGGGGTCGACTGGTCGATGGCCATCAACCGGAATCGCTCGATCTCCTCAGCCGTCAACGAGCTGATCACCCCATCGACTCGCTCACGCTCGCGGTCCGCGGCTGCTCGGTCCGCCTTGTCGCGGCCGGCCATGGCGCCGCGTTGCACCTGGGCCATGGCCGCGGCTTCTGCCACCGCCCTGGCCTGGAGCGCCGCGGCGAAGTACCCACGGCTCTTGGCCCAGTTTCGCAAGTACATCGGGCTCGCGGGAGCCGCCTTCCGAACCGCGGCCGCAGCGGCCTGGATCTCTTCCCACGTGAACCGCTCCGGCGTCGACTGCTCGTGTTCGATCGCCTTGGCAATCGCTTCGACATCGCGGTCGTACACGTCGTTCTTCGTCGGCGGGTAGGCGTCGAGGATCGCGAGGGCGGAGTCTCGGTGCGGCTGGCTGCTGGTGTGCTCACATCCCCCCCCCCGCTGTTCTCCCCCCGTGGGGGCTGGGGGGGGTTCTATGGGAGGTTCTCTGGGAGGTTCTACCTTAGAGCGCCGTCGTGGCTGTCGTGTGATCTTGTCGTGGCTGTCGTGTGATCTTG